GTATATCACAAACAACTCATAATATACTATTAAGTATAACATACTCAATAGCTTTTGTCAAGGGTTTATTCAGATGAATTTGACCCAAAAGACAAACTAATTGACACGCCTGCTGTCAAATCACCTCGACCAAAATCATCATCAAAGGGTATTGTTAAATTTGGTCGAACAGAAAAACTATCTGTAACGGCCCAAGTATAACCAGCAGTCACGTCCATACCTTCATAAGCAAAGTCATCAATGTCCCAGTTAGTCGTTGCACTGCCATCAAGGCCGAACATACTATAACCAGTACCTAATGTACCATCAAAAGATGCATCATCAATATTCCAATCAATACCAGCATCTAGTTCTATTCCCCAAAGGGTCGTAGAAGTATCAAAACCTAGAGCGTGCTCATCATCGGAAGTATAGTCATAAGAAGCACTACCTGTCACTCCCCATATAGTTGAAGCATACTCAACACCAATCTGGCTAGTGTCACTTGTTGACACGGTGAGTCCACCGGCACCAACAGAAAACGCATTACCATCTTGATCTAAGCCAATCGAAACCCCATGAGAGGCTACTGTCACATCACTTACAAAATCTACATCTAATGCATATGCACTCATAGGTATCATAAGCATTAGAGCTATCAAAAACTTTTTCATTTCTTTTATCTCCTAATTAAAAAGTCTATAATTATTTATATTTAAATTCTTGTTAAATTCATCATATACACAACAATAGTGTTGTATTTAGGCACAAGGGGAGTCGGCCGACCCCCCATATACCGTTAGTCAGACTTACTAATCGTTTTTAAGGATCCAGTAAATGACGCCAACAGTGATTAGCCCTGCCAATCCTGCGCTACCTAGTGATGTCACTAGGCCTTGTATGTTCCCGATGACATCGACGGGTACAAATACTACGTTCGGTCCAAATAGAACCTGTAGTACGATTGCAAGTCCTAATAGGGATAGGGCTACACTTGATAGACCGCCAATCCAGGACTTAATTGTTGCAACTACGTTTTCTCCAGCCATTGGTAAATTACCTCCTTTGGTTGGTTTAAGTTATCTCACCTTGATTGGCGAGTCTGCCGATCAGTTCGGCATAGGTTAGATACTCCAAATTTGGAATACCTTTCCATTCTTCTATCTCTTGGTTGATCACATCTGTACCAAGAGGATATTCATTAACCTTATAATGATTAATATGTGGAAACAAATTAAATAAATCTCTATGTTGAACTATAAACTTATCAGGCGGAACTACATTACCTGTTGCGTCTACATATCCATATTTTCCTTTATATACATTATTAACTCTATCATTATGGGAGTGCATATCCATCCCTATCAAATATATGTCTGTTGGTTCCTCCACCAGACTGGCAAGTAATTGAGCTGTGGGTCCGGCATTCATTGCTGGATGTCCCTCTCTGCCCTCTATAGCAAGTTCTACCAACTGCCTATAGAGTTCAAGATGATCCTTTAAAAACTCTTCCGGGAATGATCCTGGACCCTGATTTTTAACTTTATCTCCGTTAATGTTTAACCATGTAGTATAGATGCCTGCTCCAAAAACTAACTTCATAGAACTTTCATCTACTACATTATTTTTGTCTAGTTCCCGAACTTCCTTTTCGTACTCTGCGGCTCTATCTGCATTAGTGCCATGAAATACAAATTCGGTACTGTCATTGCGAGAATTAGTGTGCAAATAGTCCGACATATCTATATTCGGATCTTCACTAATTATACTTGAATCGGTTAGTAGTTCGTATGCTTCACCTGGCATGGGTCTCCAATCCCTAAACCAGCATACATTCTCTATTGGATAACCACTCCAATAGCAGGGATGCATTATTCGCTCATCAACAGCTATTAATGCATCGGGTGTAAATTCCTTATACAGCAAATTACAACCATAAATCTTACCATAGTCTCTTAGCTTCTCCAGATCAAATCCGATTCTAGATTCACCATTACCTATAATGAAAACTTGTTTATTATTTATCATTTTCGGTTTTTGTAGGGGCGTACCACCCATCACCTTTGAGGATGAAGGCAGGGATTCCCAATTTCCTTCTAAGCTTAGGTTCGTTACATTCTGGGCAGTAGACCAATCGCTCGTCGTTGATTCCTTGTAGGACATCTATTAACTCGTTCTCACAATTTAAACATTCATAATCAAACAGCGGCATAAAACAATGACTCCCAAGAAACAGGAAACTTCTCTTTGGCTAGGTCGTGTATCTCCCAAGCAATATTTCTAGTTTCTTCTTGAGTATCACCCTTACATCTTAAACCACACACACGAGCAAACGCATACAATGAACCAGTCCAATACCACTCAGTGTAAGTGTTCTGTGGTAAAACCATTCTCGCCTGTTCTGGTGCAACACCAGCATCTAACATTCTCTGATAAGTTATTACAGCAAGGTCACAAGATTTACTTACTGCAGCACCAACTCGCTCATCACGATCTAACCATTTTATAGTTTCGTCACCAGACCCCTGTTTCTTATCTACTGGTTTACTTCTCCATGTCTCTGGCTTCCAATATTCTGGTTCATCTTCAACGTATCGACGAGACACTTCATTCCAAACTAGACCTACTTGATGTTTAACTAACTGTCGAGCAACAAAGATAGGTGCCTTGATATGAAATGATAGTGTTGCATGACCAAATGGTGTCCAATGTCCATGTTTAGCTAGATATCGTATCAACTTTTTATCACCTTCTTTAAGCTCAAAGATACCTTGACCCGGAACATGATGTCCCCAAGTAGCCTTCTTGTTAAAAGATACCCTTGCCGCATTAACTACCGACAAGTCTGTACCCATACTGTCTATAAGTGTTACGTTAATCATCTCGCCAAAGGTCTTGATCTTTAAACGCATCATACTGATACCCTTCGTGATCTTTCAATTGGTCGGGACCTATATCAGGGTCCAATGGTTTCCATTCCCTCTTATATTCATACTCATTGATAGGTGTAATACTATGGGTTATTTCACCCAATGATACTTTTGTACGAGGCGATTGTAAATGTGCCTTTTCCTGGGCTGCTTCTTTAGTGTAAGCTTCTACCACATAATCTTTTTTTATGAGTTCAGTATTACTAACAACAAATTTAGCCATCAGTCAAAGTCTCCACAATATGTCTCATCACTCTATACGGATCGGCATTAGATGCAGGGCGTCTATCTTCTAGATAACCACTATAGTCATTGTCTACTGTAACAATAGGAATGCGTATACTAGCACCCCTATCGCTAACCCCATAACTAAATTTCTTAATAGATTGTGTTTCATGTTTACCTGTCAACCTCTGATCATTATCTGCTCCATACATTCCCATGGCTACTTGATGTCTTGCTTTTAACTTTTCACATATAGTTTGATGTAAGTGTAATGTACCACGATTTCTCATCTCATCATTAGAGAAATTCGTATGCATACCAGAACCATTCCAATCACCCTTCTGTGGTTTCGGTGCAAAGTTAATTGTCACACCATGTTTCTCTGCAATTCTCTGTAGAATGTAACGTGCCATCCATAAATCATCACCGGCTCTAATACCAGAACCCAACACTTGAAACTCCCACTGACCTAATGCAACTTCAGCATTTGTACCAGTAATACCAATATCAGCATTCATGCAAGCCTCTGTATGTCTGTCTACAATCTCACGCCCCACTACATTACCTTCACCTACACCACAATAGTAATCACCTTGTGGTCGTGGCTTACCCTTTACAGGCCAACCCAACGGGCGACCATCTTTATACATGAAATATTCCTGTTCAAAGCCAAACCACCATTCACTACTCACCAAATTCACACAATCAGTTCTAGTATTTGAACCATGAGGTCCATGCTCAGCATCCAACACTTCACACATCACATAAGTGCCACCCAATCCTGGTTGTGTTCTTGTTGCATCTGCACGAATACGATCTATCGTGTGATACTCTGCAACTGGATTCAATATACAATCAGATTGATTACCTGTTGCCTGTTGTGTAGATGATCCGTCAAAAGACCACACATCAGCGTGATCATTTACCTTTACTTTGCTTCTTAACGACTGTGTAGGTCTGTAACCATCAAGCCATACATACTCAAATTTTTGTGTCATATTAAGTTCCTACCTTTTTTATATATTTCCAAAATTCAGTATCTTCAGGCCAATTCTGATTATCTTTTTCGTGATACCACTGCCAATCACCTTCACCATTCTCAGCTAGCCAACCCTGCATACTATCATATTGCACGACTTTAACAGCAACGTGCTCACCTGTACGCTCGTTTTCTAGAACAATCTGATGTCCTCTACGATATACCATACCTTGTTTTCCAAATGTTGTTATTTGTTCTAACATAATAAAGAGGGCAGGAGGTAGGAGGGACTTGGGTAACCCTCAACCGACACCAGCAAACTACCTTAGTCGTTGGTTCGTCGGACCTTCGCCCTAGTCTTGGTTGACTAGTGTGACACCATCTCCTTTCGGATAGGCGCCTGAGTACCACCTCTGACGATTAAACATTATCTCCATTTGCCACAGAGATTGTTCTGCCACTACCTCCCCCAACTGTATGCCTACAGCCGGGTGCCTTTTTGTTCTTCTTTACCTTTCCATCTCAAATCGTTATAGCTTTTTCCTCTATACCGTTTCTGATTATAACGGTTCACCAATTCATCTGACATCTCTTGTAGACGAGGCACACAAACATTATTAGTCCATTGTACCAACTCTGCATTATCATACTCAAGAGTTTTTATTTTCTTTTCAGCCTCTTCCAATTTATATGAAAGATGGGCAATACGCCTTTTAGCTTCATCAACATAAGATTCTTTTTGTACTTCACTCATCTTTTAACTCCCGTACCTTCTCTAATAACAGTTGTTTACATTTACCTATGTCTGCCTCAACAAATGGTTCGTATCTGTTTATCAATCTACTCACCTTAGGCCAGACATAAATTTCATCAATCTCTTTATCAAATTGTTTTCTATACCCTAGAATTTTATCAAGTATAACCATCGTTTCTAAAGTAATCTTACGTCCAAGATATTTTCTTACTAACTTTGGGTGCGTTCCTTTTTTATCGCATTTAAATATTATATCAAAATTTTCAGCATCTGTCAAGAGCTTTTCAACATCATTTTTAAAATAATATTCATAATTTTGAAAATATTTTCTCCGCTCATTCCATGTCTTATCATCAAACTCAGATATCCATTCCTTTCCATCAACCAAATTAGCCACACAGTATTCTACAATATTAATATTACGGCGAGCTAATCTTTTAAAGAATCTCTTATCAGTTCTTTTGTCATAACTTTGCAAACTGGCATTGTGTTTACCATTATATTTAAAATAATCATAATGGTCTGACGTAAAATGTAATTTAAGAGCAAGAAACTGTAAGTAAGCTTCAAAGTCTGTCATAAAGGTAACTGAGATGTTTTAGGTAAGTAGTTTAACTTCTCCGCATCTAATTGTATTTTTTCCTTTAGACATTTATCAATCCATTTAGTAACAGATTCAGGTTCTAACATATTCTGTTCGCAATAATATATAATTGCTTCCATATGGGTAAGATGCTTTGTTCTCACTAGTTCATCAACAATTAAAGCAAAGCGTTTTGTTGTTACCTTTTCTACCATCATATAATCCTCATCAATAAAGCGGGGCGGCTTTGATAACAAGGTGCCGCCCCAAAACCCCGAATGAGATTAAGCCGCTAAGGCAAACTCATTAAAATAAAAGTCATCATTGGCTTTTATGTTTTTGTGTCCGAGTCCTCTTGCAAGTTTTCGTCCGTCAGTCGATCCTGTTTCACCCCCCTTAATTCGGTGTTCCTCTTGTCGGGTACTTTGCCCCAACCTATACTTCTACTCCATTCACTGGGAGTGTAATAATAAGTATTCATAGCTTTTGCAAACCTAAAAATACCTTGATACATCTCCCGGGAATTGGTGGAGGTGGCCGGTATTGCACCGGCGTCCTGTCCGTCTATTGTCTTACCGTCATCAGTCCCTTTCACATACTTATTTATCTAAATCTAAGTTCAGATAAAATTCGTCCATTACCTCCTGTAATAGTGGTAAATAATCAGCTACCTTCTTTTCAAAAATCTGCACTGTACCATTTTCAGCAACCATCATAATAACAATATTCTCTATTGTCATACCTGTATGCTCTTCAAACATCGTAGCATAAGCAGCACACTGAATAAAGTAATCTTCAATCCACGACTCTTTCTTTTCAGTAGTGGTAGTCTTAAAGTCTACTATTGATAGTTCACCTTCGTACTCACCTATAAAGTCACAACGTCCAGCCACCTTATACTTTGGTGAGTGCATAGTCTGCTCTTGCATAACCACCTTAGTGATCTTAGTATTCAAACTGTCTTTAAGCTCACCAAACATATGCCAAGCCAAAAAGTGATCAGACTTCATATCACTGATGTCACTGTTCTTCAAATAGGTTTCAACTATGTTATGAAACACAGTCCCCCTACGAGCAGCCTTACCAGAGACAATACGAGCCTGTTCTTCACCAATACGATCACGCCATTTCTGCAAACCTTCTTGCTTACCAGGACGTTTACCTAGTACCGTTGTGATACTAGGATACTTTAAACCATCAGGTGCTTCATAGAACCGCATCCCATGGAGTTTATGTACAGCTAACTCCGGAAAAGGTTTATAACCATTTGTATGTATAAATTCCATAATATATTACCAAGTATAATTAATCTTAAACATCAACTTTGTATCTCTATAGTCTCCCATATCAATAGTTCTATTGATATTACTACTATGTCTATCATCATAAGACACGCTCATCGTACCACCAACAGGCTGTAGGTCTTGACTGACAGTAAACTTCCAGTTCAAGTTCTTCTTCACTTCACCCCTTAAACCAGCTTCAAAAGCCAAAGATGGAACTGTATCTGACATCTTTACAATACTTCTCCCACCATTACCTTTTGATAGTGCCATTGTCGTTGACCCAAAGAACATACCATAGTCTTTTGATACTGTACTAGCTATTGTATCATACTTTCCCACTCCTGTCGAGCCTAAAAACCCATTTTCTTTAATAAAAGTTAAAGTCAACCAATCTTCTGGCTTATAATGAGCCGCCGTAGTAGAATCTGTATACATTACACCCATCTTGTCATTAGATATAAACGTACCATCATCTAGTACATTCAATACTGGGTTAGAATCAAACCCCATAGTACGACCACGACCAACAGATATACCATCCATGTCTACTTTAAAGTTGGGCTTACCATTGTTCACCATTTGCATTGCTACACCACCACCTAAATCCATATAGTCTGTGACTGTTGAACTATGTGATGCATAGTTGGATGCATTAGTTTTATAATCTCTACCATATCTATCAAAGAATACTACATCCAAATCACTTGCAGATCGAATAAGAGCAGCACTAGCATTCATACGCCTTAATACTTTACGTCTACCATTTACCTCAACAGCAAAATAACTACGATCATTGTGGCTGTCAAACCATATACCATCACCCGGCGTACCAATAATATCCCCAGGCGGATTGTCTATTACTACATCATCATCAGGGATACAATCTGAATGGTGTTTACCACCAAAACTATCAAACCATATACCATCACCCGGCGTACCAATAATATCTGTAGGTGGATTTACTATAATAACATCATCACAGGTATCACCATCATCACCACCACCAGGATTATCTACAATAGGTATAGGCTCAAACATACCACGGATGTTTAACATACCATGACCATACACATTATCTACACCCGGCGCACCTTTATCTATTGCTGATTCAAATAAAATACCAGCAGTGGCACCCGGATCACCTTTTAAATGACCCCAATGATCATGTAGTATAGCTATAGCACCAGTAACCATCGGTGCTGCCATAGATGTCCCAGACATATGACCATAATCTGCATCAGAATTAGCAAATCCACCAGAGATATAATCTCCTGGAGCCACTATAAACTGATGTTTATATGCGTTGCCTGGTCTGTTTGACCAACCAGTTATATTACCAGATTGATCTGAAGCTCCTACAAAAATAACATTCTCTATACCCTTCACATTACCTGGATCAAGTAGTGTACCATCATTACCAGCTGCCATGGAAAATATAATATTTTTATGTGCTTTCCAAATTGAAATTAAATTGGGATTCAAATACGCACGACCTCGAGCATCATAATCACCATAACTTTGATTAATTACGGTAACACCATGACTTGCGGCAAGATTAGCCATCTCTGTTTCAGCTGAATCGGATATCCACTGACCATCATTAGGACCGTAAATACTATTAAAGACTGCATAGCTTCCAATATGTGCATTGGGTGCCACACCACCATTATGGTTTAACCAATCTGGAGCTTTATTTCTACCAGCAATAATAGTAGCAACATGAGTACCATGATTACTATAATATTGACCTTTATCTTCTTTGGAATAATATTCAGTACAATGACCAGACAACTCTTGGTGACTGCATCTTGCTTCACCATCCATAATACCCACTTTGACCCCGGAGCCATCTCCGTATTTGTGAGTTAAGTCGATTGCATTATGGGCCCAATCACTACCATACACAGCACTAGCGGTGACACCGCAATATGCTGCAAACAACATTATAAAAATATACCGCTTCATTTCACTTCCCCTTGTTGGGATTTTAAGAATCGTCTTTTATTCGCATATTTGTCTTTGCGATCAAATAGCTCCTAACAAGACCACTACGAATGATATCACCAATTCCAAACTCTACTATTTCAAATTCTTCCATTTCATCTAGAATAGCTTGAAAATTGTGATATCCATCACGATCACCATTATGCTTCCGTAAGTCTGATTGTGCCATATCACCGGCAAAACAAATCTTACTATCTTGACCTACTCTCGTCATAATAGTGTCCAACTCTTGAAATATTAAATTGGATGCTTCATCTACAATTATAATACTTCTATCAAATGTCTGACCTCGTAAAAATGAGGTCGAATAGAACTCTAATGATCCTTGACCAACCAACTTATCATAAAGTACATCATGCCCCTGTTCTGATGGCATTTCAAACAAATATCTAATCAGAATCCTGTAGGGATCTTGATACAGGTCTGATTTCTCTTCCAAAGTACCAGGCAAAAAACCTATATCTCTAGAAGGTAACAACGATCTTACTATCACAACTTTATCATATGGCTGACCTTTATCCAATACTGCTTTAAAAGCCAAATGCAATAGAACAAATGTCTTACCTGTTCCTGCACTGCCAGTGAGGAACAAATTCTTTTCTTTTGCCCATGCATCAAAAACCTTTTGCTGGTTTTCGCCAATGGGATTAATTGTGACTAATTGGTTTGCTTGTATATACATCTTTTTATGTTTACTCAAGTGTTAGTAATCTCCTATAAGAAGTTCACTAATATTTATCCAGTGTCGATATTTGAGCCCGGCACATTACTCTTAATATTTCTAAGAACATCTTTCCATCCCTGTGATGTATGACTAATAACATCACCTGTATGGCCAATAAGATTATTCTTAGCTGGACTAAACACTGTAGTCCACCCTTCTGTTTTTTTCTTTTCCATTGCAGAAATGGAGCATATAAATTCGTGCTCCATACCGTCAGGATCTTTCATAACGTATGTAGGCATTACTGTTTAATCTTCCATGAACCATCGGCTTGGCGACACGCAGTCCCATAGGCTTCTTCTGTATGCCCACCGATACTAACTGTTTGTGTAAACTCTCGACACGGGCCTGTACCTGTATCAAATGTACGAATAGGTGTTACACTACCACCATGTCCTGTATCTGGATTCTGCCACTGACCTGTTGCATTAATAGGAGCCTTCTCCATCGTATGATTAAAAGTCTGACCCATTAATATTCTATCTCGTTCATCCAACTGTTGACCAATATTACTACCCACCATGGCACCAAGACCAATACCAAGAACAGTCCATAGTTCTTTATTATGGGAGTCTTGACCCAAACCATAAGCCAATGCCCCACCTGTCAATGCTCCAAGGGCAGTACCCGTTTGCATTTTGGTTGCACACCCACCGAGTAGCGGTAGTGTTACTAGACCAATCATCATTAACTTCTTCATTTCCATCTCCTATTTTAAAAATTTGTGATTACCAATAACGGTAGTCACGACCATTTCATCTGCCCACCACGGTTTAATATATTTATTGTGATAGTGGGTTCCACATTTACTGTAATCATTTTCATTTAACAGAGCGTTCACAAACATAAAAACTGACCCACTCCATAATTGTTTCTGATAAGGACTCTCTAATGGTATGTCATCACTTTTACCATCATGTGTCCAACTAAACTGTTTATCTTGCCAAACTACATTACATATGCTGTCGGGCCATCGTGTACTTTTCTTCCTGTTGATTGTTACATCAGCTATCGCCATCATACCTTCTACTGGTTCTGAACCCGCTTCAAAATAAATGTTCTGAGCTCCACAATAGATGTCAGCTTGTAACTCTTGATCCTCTACTGGTAGCCCTGCCATCATCATAACCGTCACCACTATGTTCAGTGCCGCTTCTTGTAAAATCATTTTGGTTGAATGTCGAGGGGAGGTGAATTGTAATCATGTCTTCCTTCATGTGGTACAAAATCTGAATGTTGTCGTGTGTCTTGGGGATCAAACGTCTGTACCCCAACGTGTTCTATACCTAAATGGTGTATGAAGATAATCAATTGACGTTCTTCTAGTTCCATTGAGAATAAGTTTCTGGCTGTAATATGTGACCAACTCTTGAGCGAGGTAAGATAGTTTTCATCATCACCATCAAACCAATCTCGTTTGGGACATTTCTCTGCCATGTTCTCGGCAATCTGTCTCACTTGCCAGTCTGCCCATCTACCTTCAGCCATCAGCTTCTACCAATAATCTTCTAGAAAAATCCATTTTTCTGGAGTCTTGGACTACGACAACATCAGACATTGGGACCCATTCTGTAAAGTTCTTTTCATCATCTCGGATCTTAAAGTATTGCTTTTCTATATCCCTTTCCACAATAGTTCCTGAACGAGTCATTTCTTTATGTTCCATAATAGGCAAATCTGCCAACGAATACAACCCACCAAGTCTCCCATACTCATCTATAGGAAACACTTTGGTATATTTACAATTATAATGATCATCCATTTAATCTCTCCTTAATAAATTCTGTGGCCTGTTCTACCGTAACAATATCCATGGCTTCTAAATCTGATATCTCTATAACAAACTCATCTTCAAGAGCCATTACCAATTCAGTAGTATCTAAAGAATCAGCTCCTAAATCTAAACTAAAGTTAGATGTCGATCTAACCATCGTAGATTCTATCCCTAATATGTCGGCAGTTATTTTTTCTACTCTTTCTCCAACATCATTCATAATACCACTCCGCAAACTCCTTATAAAGTTTTTCTTCTAGGCGGTATGCCTCCTTCTCCCATGGCTGATCATCATAATGTACTCGCCCAAAAGTTCGAGTTTTCCATTGCACTCGTCCAGTTTCGTAATCACACAATTCACCCCTTACAAACTGTTTGAGATGAACCATCTCATGGGCTAACCATGTGAGAATATCACCAAAATCATACTTCATAGAAGCATCAAGTTCAATACAAAACTCTCTCGGTCTTGATAAATTATAATCTACAATATGACAATAACCATAAGCCTTTTCTTTTTGTTTCAATCCTTTGGTCAGTTTAATATCCAAATAGATATTCTTGACCATCCGAGTACCCAAAAGAACCGCACCATACCAGAGAGCCGCACTACTAAGAGCCTGATAGAGCTCCTTGTTGTGACTCCGATACCCCTCAATGTATAGTTGCATCTGGCTCAATCTCTTTAAAGATATATTGTAAGATATTATTGGTTCCCACAATCATCGCCTTAGCTTCATCCAGATCCGTTGTTTCCAAAATAACGGCTCCGTCGTTTGTCTCCACCACATACTTCTCAACTGTCGGCATTATTACCATTTTTCCACTCCCGCTGTATAATGACACAGATACATTTCTGCGCCTATACCATTATTATACACTATTACGAGATCCTTGTCAAATCGCAAGTCATTGATTTTAAAGGGTTTTTAAAATAATTGTAAATCATTGATTTTAAAGGCTTTTTACCTATAACGATTTTTTATGGTATTCATCAATAATCTTATATACTCTATATTAGTATATTAGAGAATTCTTATAAAGAGTCTACGGGGCAAAATTTGCCGGCGAACTGGACACGGCATTTCCCGACAAAAGGTACCTTTTTGAATCAGCCATAGTGGCGACTTTCTGCTAGATCACTAGGCATCCTACCTAGATCAGAAGGACCTGTAGGAGTACGTTCTGCTACCAACTTAGCATCAATAAAATTCTCATCCCAGCCAAAGGCTTCCCTAACTGTATTAGCATTCAAGCCTTTATACTTACGGTGTAAAGTTCTCTCTTTAGCCAAGCATAAACATTGAGCTTCACCAGCACTCAAGCCTTCAAGCAGCTGAATAAACATAGTCTCACGCTTCATATCATTCAAATCAGGATTACCAATTCTCCATTCATCAGTAGAGCCTGCCACTCTCCTTTTCACAAAGTTAAAAAGCAAACGACCTTCAGTAGACAACTGAGTATGTTCTGTTCCATCTGGTGCATCATTTTCTATGTAAGGCACCCCTCCTTCTGGAAGCAGCCATTCTATGTCAGGATTAAAAGCTACCATCAAAAATCCTCTCAGGTTGGGTGTATCATACTTGCGTAGTACTGCCACCTTCTTTGGTTTATCCTTTGCATTATTTACTTTCGTAAAAATTTCATGGAACAAAGGAGTAAAAGTTTCATATCCCATTTCAAAAATCTCCTATAGATTGTATTAAATTATTTAGTTTCTTTTCAACAAAGTAATTAAACAGCTTACTTCTATCACCTGTTGGGGCGTTCTTAAATTCCGTCAAAATCTCATCCCTAATATCATTTGGAATTTTATTTAAATCAATTAGAGTTTCATTTCTCTGCCAGTTCCGAACCCAAGTATCTCTGTTACATTTAGCTAATTGAAATAAATCTTTGGGCTCCCACCTTTCCATAGCCTCTGTTAAAGTTATCAACATAGTTTTACGAATAGGTTTCTGTCTTTTACTTTCCGTAAATGTATCATCAGGAGATAGTACATTGGGTACACCATCACTACGATCACCTTTAATAATATGTTCTCTTAAATATTCTTGTGGAGGTGTACCATTAACAAACTTCTTTGACACAGGACTATATTGTTTCACATGAAACCCATGCAACTGTATAAAATCTTTGTCAGATGAGATAATAATAGTATCAAGGTCACCTTGTTCATGCTTAACAAGAGTAGCTATGATGTCATCCGCCTCTGCACCATAGACTTCTAGTACTTTGTATGGGAAGTGTTCTTTGATCTCATCTCGTACACCATTAAGTGTAGTAAAAATAAAATCCCAATCGTAACCAGAATTTGCTCTATCTTTTTTACGATTAGCTTTATAGTTAGGAAAGTAATCTCGGCGCCAATAATGTTTACTGTCACAGCAGATCACCAATTCACCATACTTCTCATTGAATCTACCACGATAGTATTTTAAATTATTTAAAACCAGATGTCTTACCAAAGATTCATCAACTTCTTCACCACCTCTATTGATGGCGACCATCAGACTGCCTATTGCTATTTGTGTAAAGTCAATTAGTATCATAATATTTTGGAGCCCCTTATCTGAATCGAACAGATGACCTGCTCATTACAAGTGAGCTGCTCTACCAATCTGAGCTAAAGGGGCTCATACCAAACCCAGTGTTTTTCTATTGGAAACTGCTCACTCCCCTCATGTTTTCTTGTATAGTGCCACCCTCTACGATTGTAAAAAGAATTATACATACCTAAAATGTGGTGGTCACATTCAGCCTTAGTCAACTCAACATTATTATCAACCCAATACTTTCTCATATGTTCATCGGGAAATTCAATTTGCAGTTGATGATGTCTTGATGTATCCGTCTTGGTCATAAGCATACGCTAATGTTCTGTAGTGTGTTTTATGTTCTTGATCTTTACCGTAAAACAAATCTAACCATATAGATGTATCAAAGTATCTAGCTATGTTTGCCAAATAAACTGATCTGTTTTCTACTTCACGTTCTAATAATGTTTTCTCTTTACTTTTATCCATTCGGCGTATCTTATACTTCAAATCTTTGACACGATCCTTATTATATTTCTCCCACCCTTTAACATTCTTAACACTTAAAGTATTGTCGTCAGGTAAGTCTTTAACATCTTCATGTATATTTTTATAGGTAGGCGGTTTCTTAGCCGCTCTTACCTTGGCCATCTTATCTAGCCGTATTTCTTCTTCCATGTCGGTTCACCTGTATAATTAATTACCTCTTTATTTATCAAGTGTTCTACTAAATCGTAGTAACCGCCAATTCTTTCTTCATCTACAACTATTTGTGGTAGTTTTCTTACCTTCTCACCTACCATAGCTGAGATTGTATTCATGTCTGCATCTTTTTTAATGGGAAGCAATGTATAATGTAACGATGCTGACTTAATCAAGTCTATAATCTTCATCGAAAATTCATCTTCTAAATAACCTTCCCACACAAATACTTTAATATCCATCTCTACCCTGAGAATCTTTTTACTCTTTGATCCTCCTGTCTCCTTAATTCTTTCTTCACAGCAATTTGTCTACTAATTCGCCGAGTCATAGAAGGCTTCTCATAATGTTCTCGCTTCTTCACCTCATTAATGATATCGCTTTTCTCACATCCCTTTTTAAATCTACGCATCATAGACTCAAAGGCTTCACCCTTATGTTTTTTATGTATTTTCATACTATATAATGTCCCTTCTTATATCCCTTCATAAGTTTCAATTTAACACCAACAAAGTCAGTATTATACCAACCCCTATCGTAATATTGCCGAACAGCTTTACATTCAGTAGCTTCTCTGCCACACTTGACTCGACTCTTACAACTATCACATGGACAATCATGTATTTTCATTTCATTACACCTTCAATTAATATATCTATTCATTATAACACAATTCATATTCAGATGTCAAGCACTTTATTCTTTGGTCAGACCACTTCATTCTTTAGGCATATATTCATTAGGAGGCATCATATAGAACTGCCATTCCTCATCATCAGGTAGTGGTCTAGTACCAGAAGGGTCATCTTTTCTTTTAAAATTACCCACTACCATTATACCTTGTTGCTGTTGTCCATCGGCACCCTGCATTTGTTTTTCCAAATCTTCAGACCACGGATAGATATGTAATCTAGGTTCAACATCACCAAATTCAGTTAGCAAAATATATATTACCCCATTCCTTTTATCTGCCACATGAGAATGATATACTACTTCTTTAACAGGCTTAAACTCTGTTCCATATCCCAGTATCGCATTATATGTATACCATGTAGACACAGCTACAACGATCATAATAGGAACTAATAAAGATTTGAACAAATAATTTTTAGGAATACTTATTAGAACCCATAGACAAATTAAAGTAATAAGAATTAAACTTGAATAGATAATGTATTCCATTACCAACCCTCACCCTGTATCCATCGCTCAGTTTCTTCTAAAGTCATACCAGTTGGTTGTTGATTTTCTAATTCATCATATGGAGTACCCACACCATAAACAGACTTAGCACCAATTAAAGTTTCTCTTGTATCATCTACACTAATTACCTTTCCTTCTGCATCAAGTGTAAAATGAAAGGCGGTAAATTCTTGACCTCTACCTACAGCTATAAATTGAGCCTGGGCT